ATCATATTCCGAATCTCTAGTTAGTTCTGCGGCTAGTACAGCTGGAGATTTGTTGATCTCTAAGCCATTCTTTATTGATGCCTCAGATCAAGGCAAGATCTTACCTTGGGCTTTCAATTATAAAGCAGTAAGCGGTACATTTAACTTTAGTGGTACATCTGCTAATACTTTTGCCGTATATATCTATGACGTAACAAATGGTGCTTGGATTTCGCCTGTCGGCGTATATAACATGGTTCAAAGTGCTGGTGTTGGTGTTGCTACTGGTTCTTTCGTAGCAAACTCTAATAGTATTTTGTATCAAATTGCATTAATTAATATCAATGCGACTGCTGGTGCATACTCTCTTACGGTAGATGATTTTGTAGTTGGATCTGGTTCTGGCGCAAGCAATAATTTTGGTCAAGGTCAAGCACCTACAACCACAACAATATCTTCTGGTCTTTCAGGAACATATACAACTCCTGCCGGCGTACAGTGGATTCGCGTACGTATGGTTGGTGGTGGTGGCGGTGGTGGTGGTTCTGGTTCTGGTACCTCTGGTTCTGCTGGTAACCCCGGTGGATCATCAGTGTTTGGACCATTTACTGCAACTGGTGGAGCTGGTGGTTTCGTTGGGTGGAGCGGTTCTGCCCCAAATGCTACTCCTGGAGTAGGTTCTGGTGGATACATTAATCTAACTGGTGGACCTGGACAACAAGTTACAGACAATGGCGCCTTCAATATTGGTGGACCTGCTGGTGGAGCATCATTCTTTGGTGGTGCTGGTAAAGGATCTACAAATACAAGCGCAGGTACGCCAACCGGTGGAAACGCAGCCGCGAACTCTGGTTCTGGTGGTGGTGCAGCTGGTGGCGGCGGTACTGTTCAACCTGCTGGTTCAGGTGCGGCTGGTGGATATGTTGAAGGAATAATCAATAATCCAGCTGCAACATATTCATGGACTCTTGGAACAACTGGTGGTGGTGGAGCAATTGGTACCTCTGGTGGAGCTGGTGGTTCTGGTGCTTCTGGTATCATCTACATCGACGAATACTATTCTGCTCCTGCAAGTGGTGTTTCTGGTCAAGGTATTGGTGTAACAGGAACTGTAGCTCTTGCTACAAGTACAACAACGTCTCAGAGTATTGCTGCTGGTGGTTCTACTGTTACTTTTGCGACAGTAACTACTGATACAAACAATTCATACAACGGTGTTCAAACATATACCATTCCTGTATCTGGCATCTATAACTTGTCATGTGTAGGTTATGCGTCGCCTTCAGCAAACAATGCTGGAACTATCTTTATCACAATCAGAAAGAATGCCAGTGGATTAGGTCCTACAATTGGAACTCAACTTCCGTCTGCTGGTGGACAATATGCGATCTCTGTAGTACAAAATGGTATTAGATGTAATGCTGGTGATACCATAGACGTATTCATGTCTCAGAGTACTACAGTAACAGTTCTTTTTACTGGACTTTTTAGCGTTGTATTAGATGGCGGTGGAGTTCAAGCTACACAGAATCGTGTATTTGCTCCTCCTCAATTAACGTCTATCGCAGGAAGTACTACTTACACGGCTCCAATCGGGGCGTTATACTTGAAAGTAACTGTGCACGGTGGTGGCGGTGGTGGTGGACCTGTTACAGGTAGTGCGGGTGGTACTGGTGGAACAACATCCCTTACTGGTACAGGATTAAATTTAGTTTGTACTGGTGGAGCTGGAGCTAACCCAGGTAACTCTCCGCAATCTCCTCCTGCTGGTGGAACTGTAACCGCAACAACAGGTCTTACAGTTGTGTATGCTCGTTCTGGTGGATCTGGAAATAGTGCCAATAACGTTACTGCGACAGCAGGAATGCCAGGTTGTGCTGGATGGAGAGGCGGAGCAGGTGGTGCGGGTGGTGTTAACATCGCAGGAAGTGCTGCGGCAACTAACTCTGGTGCTGGTGGTGGCGGTGCGGGTTCTAGTTCAGGTGGTGGTGGCGGTGGAGCTGCTGGTGCTATCTTAGAGGGTATTATTGCAAATCCAAATCCTTCAATCACCTATACAGCGACTATCGGTGCAGCTGGTACAGCTGGTGCAGGAGCTGCTAACGGTGGAGCTGGTGGTTCTGGGTATATTGAAATCTGGGCTCATTTTCAATAAGGAGTATCTATGGCAGACACAGTATATGCACAAATTCTTAATGGCGTTGTAATGAATACGATTGTTCTAAATGACGTGTCGTTAGTGGGTCTTTTTACAGAAGGCTTTGATGCACTTGTTGAGATAACTGCATTAGAACCTCAACCTTGGATTGGTTGGCATTATGATGGAACCAACTTTACTCCACCTACTTAAATAAATAACATCTGGCTCACATCGATAGACGTGCTCTCAGGGGCATTGTTCTTCTTCTGATATGGAATACCCCAGTAGATAGTGACGCTCTGTGGTTTCTTAGTAGAGTCAAATGCGTCTTCTTCCCCTACTCCTGGGAAGAATACATGCACCTTAGCAAGTAGATCTACACAATGAACACGCTCTTCCATCTCTCTAAAAGCCTTATGATAGAGATAACTAAAATCATCTTCTCCATTTACGGAGTTGATCGTTGTACACAAACTGTCGTAATTCTTAAAGAAGTCAAACACAATACCCTCTATGGTCTGCGAGACAGCAGCCTCAATCCTAGCCTCTTTACGACGCTTGGTCTTGCGCTCAATCTCTTCCATTAGTTTCTTGCGGGTATCTTTGCTCATTCGTGCTTCTTTAGATAGTCAATCATCTTCTCTAAAGTGTTGATATTATCTTTAACATAACCAAGAGCTGTATTGCAACTACTGCAAAGTAGTTGTCTAACTTTTCCAGTTAGGTGATTGTGGTCTACAGCGAAATATCTACCACCACTTCCACCTGGGACAGTAGTACTACAGATCGCGCATCCACCATTTTGAGCCGCTAATATTTGATCATACTGTTCTAATGTTATGCCGTATTGTTTTTCTAATCTAAACTCTCTTATATAAAGTTGATATTCATCTGATGCTTGACGTTTGAGTCGCTTTTCTTTATTAGCTGGGATATTATAGTAATGACTTTGTTCTTTTACAGTACAAGTCTTACAAACAGCCTTAACACCAAATAGACCATTTTTCTTCTTATGATAAGAAGAAACTGGTTGATCTACTTTACATTTAGTACAGACTTTATTCATATTTTCTTTATAGCTAATAAAAATTCAGAAGCTAATACCTCGTGACCTTGTATCTGCAATACGTTGTTCCAATCTGAGTCCGTATCAGATGTAAAGGCATAGTGAGTGATGCACTCAAGGTCCTGCATCTTCTTAATCATCTTGAATCCAGCCTCATCTGTGTCTGCTGCACCTATGATTTTGAGTCCTCTTTCTTTGAGTTCTTTAAGAGTCTCTGCCTGATGATCAGATAAGCCGGAACCAGAAGAAGCAACGAACTTCCAGGGATTACGAGAAATACCACCGTAGCGAATATTAAACGCTTGCTGAAGCGATAACGCATTGAAATATCCTTCACATACCACGACAGCTTTAATGTCGGTCAAAAAATTATCTTGGTTCCACATGCCAAACAGAAGGCCCAACCGCGTACCAGGAATAGTGGTGATCTTCCACGCTGACCCATCTTCTCTGATACGTTCTTTCAAGAATCTAATCTGTGCACCACAGAAATGAGATCCAAAGTAGTAGGGGAACACTATTCCCTCTTCGTCCATATCATAGTATAGATCGCCGTCTAGATTTAAACCACGGCTCTTTACATACTCTACGCCAGGGTTCGCCCTAGGATCTGAGAGAGGAATGAAGTTGGTTGGCCAGTTCATGGCACTCACTTCATTGGGCCTAGCCTCTTCATAATTAAAATCACCTGACAGGAACTCTATGAGTGTGATCCCAGCCTTATGGCAGTAGTACTCCAATGAGTATCCTCTATCGCACTTATTGCAGAACCCCCAGATTCCACCAGGATCTTTCGGGTGGTTCTCAGGATTCTTATGCCAATAGATCGAACGATTCTTGGGCTTACAAATCAAACACCATCTGTTATCCTTTGATGTGCTCATGCTTGATCATTGCCTCCAATTGGTCTAGTTTATCTTCTCCAGCAGCAAGCTTACCCTGTAAAGTTTTTGCTGCGATATCATCGCCTGATAGTTTCGTGTATCTACCGCGCTCAAACCCACATACTATCTTCTGTCCTGCACGGCCGAAGCGATCCTTATGAATAATAAAATCACTTGTCTGAGAGTCAAAGTTTGGAACTATCTCTATAATCACAGTCGCCGGTTCCACAATGGCGGAGCACTCTTTGATTCGTGTATCAATATCTTTGGCGCCTCCACGTTTCGATATAGAATATAACTGAGTAAATAGAACAACCGGCATAGAAGACGATTTGATGAATTGTCCGATGTAGACTCGAAGATCATTGAGGTTTTCGTAAGTAGTCTTATCAGGGCTTTTTGCTGAGAACTTGATAAGCTGATAGTAGTCGATAAGAACACAACTATACCCCTCCTCTTCTTTGACGGCCTTGAGACAGTTCATTATCCCTTCGACCTTAGTTGTTAAACCGTTTTTGTAGTTAACATCAATAACCTTAACAAATGTAGTAATCTCCGGGAACAGTGACAGACATTGCTTCTGTTGCTCCGTGGACATAACGCCCTTTTTGTAATCATTGAAATTGAGTCCCAACTCCAAAGCTGCGATCCTGAAGATGACATCTTGTTCAGACTCCTCGTTTGAGATAACTAATATCTTCTTGCCTTGCTTCCATAAAGGATATGAGATGTTGGCGGCAACAGTAGACTTACCATTACCAGTATAGGCACAGAATAAATATAGATTCTCTCGCGTGAAAGGAATGGCCGCGCTGAGGGAGTCATTGATCAATGTGATCCGCTCCTTCAGCATCTTGTTGTACTTGCCTATGTTCTTCAACATTCCACGAAGAGACTCATTGTCGCCAAACGACTCGATCTCTCCAAGGGATACCTCAAGATCGGCTAAATCTTCAGTCTTACCTCGTTTAGTAACTTTAGCTATCTGTTGTAAGATCTCTTCTTGAGTTAACTTAGCCATTGTCTTCTTCTTTCAAGAGATGCGTAATCATTTCTTCTATATCTAGATCATACTCTCTTCGCGCCATTCGCTCCTCTAATTCTGCCGTATCAAGTGTAGAAAACTGGTCTGCATATTTTCGTTGTGCCTTATATTCTTTAACGGACATATTGCCGAATGCTTTCGGTTCGTTGTCCTCGTCCAGTTTAGGCAGCGGAAAGGACTCGAAGAATGCTTGAGCACCCTGATCATCAATAGACTTATGCCATTCCTCGATATACTCTTTCTCAGACTTATCAAAGTTTCTAACAAGAGACTTTAATTTCTTATAACTGTTTCTTGCTATGGATGGTATAGGATGATGTGCCTTGGTAGCGCGAGGCAGAATAGCATGCGCTTCTTCAAATGAAGCACCCGAACTCTTAAGCTTTTCAAATAGCTCTTCAAAGTTAGAGGTCACAGCCCCTTTAGATCTATCTCTAGATTTAAGTGACGAACTCCACTCTTGGAATACTAGATCAAATATGTTACTCATCTTGAGTAGCCTTGGCTTCTTGAGTTTGACCAGTCTTTAGGTTTGTAATTAGTATCTTAGCTGAGTTGTTCTCTTTGTCAATAAAGAGAAGTTCGAGTTTATATTCCTCGTTGATGATAAAGGGTTTCTTATGTCCCAACCACCAGTATAAGCTGTCTTTGATTTTATTTGCATATGACATCAGACCTCCAAACGTATTTCGATTATACAAAAACATCTAACGCTTGACCGGTTGTGAGCCCGTCATTAACAACCCACACTCGGTGCTACACGATCTGGGACTCTTTCGAAGACCAGTCTGTCAACCTGGTGCCCATTGCTCAGTTCACTGTGAGTTAAAAATCCTCACCGTTAGATATAGTCTTTATACCCTGGGTAGAATTAGACGATGCAAGTAGAAGTAGATAACAGTTTAATCGCAGTAGAGAATCCCTCAGTTGAGCTTCTATCTGTTATTAAAGAAGAGCTCGTGTACAAGGATAAAGCTAAGCAGTATCAACTCAAGAGAATGTCCAGGAATACTTGGTCGCGTAACTCTCCTCTATATAAGCAACTACAGCAAGAAGTTGAAGGTAAGCTCTATGAGCTTGATGGAACTACACTTAAATTCTCATCCTGTTTCTTTCATCAATATAAAGACATGCTGGGAAATTTCACAGATAACCGCAAACTGACAGGCAAGACCATATCTCTCCCATGGGTTAAGAAGGGCGACGACATGCGAGATTATCAGGTTGAGGCTGTTGACCTAATGCTTGCCAACTATCGTGGTCTTATTAACTTTGCTACGGGGTTGGGAAAAACCCTCGTTGCATTGCACCTGATCAAACAGTATCGTAAACGGGCGCTGATCGTATGCCCCAGTGATTCGATCGCAAAACAGTTCTATAAGCTATTTGTCGATTCGTTCGGCAAGAATAAGGTAGGTTTCTATGGAGGAGGAAAGAAGAAAATTGCTGACATTACAATTGGTATCGCTGCTTCTGTTACTAAGAACATCGACGAATTTAAGAGAGCAGATCTTGGGGTCATCGTGTTTGATGAAACTCATCACACTCCAGCATCTACCTTCTTTCAAATTTCCTCAGGTCTCAGTGCTACAGGAAAGATTTTCGGACTTACTGCAACAGACTATAGATCGGATGGCAAAGATGTAATGATAACTGGCGGATGTGGAACAGTCCTTCTGCGTCGTGATATCAAGTGGGGCGTTGAGAACAAGTGGCTCGCTGAGCCATATTTTATCGTCCGCGAGGTTCCTACGATTGGCCGTGATATTAAGGATGACAAGGGTCGAGCCTACAAAGAGCACGTTCTGAACAGCACCATCATGAAAGATCGTATATATAATGATGCGATCAGACTGATGAATTCTGGCAAGAGCGTCCTAATCCTTGTAGATGAGGTAGCCCAGGGGAAAGAGCTATCTGACAGGCTCAAGATTCCTTTTGCTACTGGTCTAGACAAGAAGTCCCAGGAATACGTAGATCAGCTCAATAAAGCTAAGATACCAGGCCTGGTTGGAACCGACTCTAAGGTGGGCGAGGGAACAGATACGAAGAACGTGGACGCTTTGATCCTGGCCAACTTTGCCGCATCCAAGGGCCCGGTCACTCAAGCAGTCGGGCGAGGCCTCAGAAAACAGGGGGCCAAGACAAGATGTCTTATATTAGATTACATTCCCATGGGCTCTACAATGCTAAGTCGACATGGTCGAAACAGAGTTAAGTACTATGAAGAGATAACCGACAAAGTCAAGGTTATAAGCGATGAGTCCTAACCTGGTATAATTAGACCATGAGATCTGTAAACGCCGGTGGCGTACACTTAATAGTAAGCTTTGAAGGATTGAAGCTTTCGCCCTATCTAGATTCAGCTGGGATCCCAACTATTGGCTATGGCACCATTCTTTACCCTGATGGTACTAAGGTATCTTTAAATGACCCAGAGATCACCCAGGATCAAGCCACTGAATACCTTCAACACCAGATGAGCCTTAAGGCTTCCGCTGTAGAGGGGATGGTTACAGTCGCTCTAAATGACAATGAATTTGCTGCTCTAGTCTGCTTTGCCTATAATGTGGGCGTTGGCGGTCTTCACGGATCGACTCTATTGACAATGCTTAATGCCGGACAGGATCGTGCTGCTGTTGCAGATCAGTTCCTTCGCTGGAATAAAGCTGGTGGCAAAGAGATCCCCGGCCTTACTCGCAGACGTCAAGCAGAACGCTCTCTGTTCCTGCATGCTCCGCCAGATGGTGGATCTGATCTAAAGGTACCTTCGGACGACGATATTAATGTTAAGCTCTCTGATATCGAGAACAAGGTACAATCATAATATGAAACACTCGTAGATTCCCTATAAGCCTCCTTAGCTCTCCAGTTAGCCTTTAGTGTTCCCAAACTAACTAACTCAGGAGAGATTATGAACGACCGCATACGTCGCATGAAGATAGAGCTCAAAGCTCTCACCGCAAAAAGAATAGAATTAAAGAGAAAACACAATAACCCATACTCAGGTTACATAGAGATACGCTCTAAGCATATTGCTTATTGTCTGCTCCGTGGAACTCCGTACGAGAAGATCGAGACTAAACATCGCGATCCTAAGAACGGAACCCATGAGTATGTGAAGAAAGAAGCCGATAGAATCGTAGAGAAAGTAACTAAAGGAGAGATGTATGGACCAGAAGATATTCGTCCTAGTAGACAAGCGCCTGTCGAGATCGCAGCAAGCTGTTCAGTGTGGACACGCCTTGTTAAATTTCTCGTCTGATTTCCGCGGCAGGCATGATTGGCACGAGATGAGTTTAGTGCTTCTTGCCATAGAGGGAGAGGAAGAATTGAAATTGTGGCAGGATAAACTTGCTACAGTTTTCGATGAGAAAGACAACATCACCATGTACGGGTCTTGTTTCTACGAGCCCTACTGGAATGATCGCCTCACTGCGGTTGTTGCTTATGGTGATGAAGTCCAAGAACTAGTAAAGGAGTTACAGCTGCTATGAATACCCTAGTAGAGCAAATGAAGACAACGTATCAGATTCCCAACAAGCAGACCGTCTGGGAACATGGCGTTTCCGTCAAGGACCATTACTTCGATCTTGTGAATCACCTAAGAGATGGAGTCCCTTTGAAGTTCAATTGGAAGCTCCCAGATTTTCTTCCCAGCAATAGGAAGAAGATATTGGGCCACCTCCTATCCGATCCAGACATGTTCCTA